GGGGTCTTGCTGCACAATCATTATTAAAAACTGTTGGTACTAAAGATAATTTAGCAGAAGCAGTGACAACTTCACTGGCAGGTCTAAATTCTGCCTTAAAAATAGGTGTTTATGAAGGAGTGACGACAGCAGTAAACGGTATAACTGGTGGTGAGGCTAATATAAATCAAGTAATGGGTGGTATTAGTGGCACTATTATAAACCCTAACGTTGAAATGATGTACCAAGCTCCAGATCTAAGAACTTTTACTCTAAATTTCAAAATGGTTCCTAGAAATGCAAAAGAAGCAGTAGAAATTAGAAAAATTTGCACCACATTCAGAAGAGCTATGCTTCCTTCCTTCGGTGGTCAAGCATGGGCTGGAATGGCGAAAAATGTAGGAGGATTATTAACTATACCAAAAATTGTTCAACCAACTTTTATGAGTGGTAGTAGTCCAAATGAATACATACCACAATACAAACCATGTGTTATAAGTGGAGTTACTATTAACTATACTCCTGATGGTGCATGGGCTGCTTATAAAGGTGGTTCTCCAGTAGCAACAAATCTATCAATTGATTTCAAAGAAACCAAACTTATATTTGAGCAAGAAGTAAACATGGAAGGAGTAACATTCTAATGTTCTTTTCAAATATACCAAACATCAAGTATGATGTAAAACCAATTCAATATCCACATACAGAAAGAGAATTCTGTGTAGCAAAGAACTTCTTTAGAAGATATATTATTGATAAAGATGTCTTCTCATATACTGTAATGATGAACAAATATGCAGTAGAAGATGGACAAAGACCAGACCAAGTAGCAGATATGGCCTACGGCAATCCACACTACGATTGGATATTATTAATGACTAATAATATTATCAATCCTTTATTTGATTGGCCAAAATCAGATAATGCAGTCCAACAATACTGTGAGAGTTCTTATGATGATCCATATGCAGAAATAGTTGAATACAGAACGTACAAAATATCAACTGGAAAATTCCTGCAACCAGACAGTGGATCAGGAACTCCGGTAGAGATACTTGCTTTAGATGAAGGTGTTACAGTAGATGAAACCTTCTACAACACTCCATTCCATTGGTTTGATGGTACTAACACATACACCATGCCTGGTTCGGAAGTATGTAGACCAATAACTAGATACGAATATGAAATGGAAAAGAATGAAAGTAGAAGAGAAATATGGTTATTAAAAGGCAACTTCATACCTTTATTCATAGATGATTTCAAAGAATGGAACTTATATCATGATTCATCTGACTACATTACCAAGACCATCAAAAAAACTGGGGTATAAAAAAAGAGGGTCATTAATGACCCTCTCAACTTTTTTCACCATTTTTTTATGGAGAAATTTTTTCCAGATTTCTGTAATCTAAAAGTTAATTTTCCGCTAACTGCTGGAAGTAAGAAAGCGCATCATCATCCTCAGTAGCAGCACCCACAGGAGCAGGAGCAGCGACAGGGACTGGATCATACTCTTCCTCACGTTGTGCTGCTACAGTAGCAGGAGCAGCGCCCAGAACAGTATTCAAACGTCCTTCAAGAGCATCATATGCCTTGAATTGATCGTCAGCAACGAATGCTTCCAAACTATATGCTTGCTTCCAGATCTTCTCCATCTCATCATCATCAGATGAAAGAGCAGCAGGTGCAGTGAATTCAGAACTATCATAGTTCCAGAAACCAGCAACTGTCTTGATCTTCAGTTTAAAGTTAGCACCTTCCCAAAAATCAAAAGGATTAATAGGAGTCTCATCTGCAAATTCTGGGTTCATAGCACTCAGAATCTTATCATGAATCTTCTTGCCAAACTTATACAAGAACACCTTACCCTCATTCTCAGGGTGCTTAGGATCACTCACTACATAAATGTTGCTGTAGTATGAAAGCTTACGCTTACGTTGGCGAACAGTTTCTTTGTCTGCATCTACACCACTATTCCATAGTTTATTATTAGAAGCACAGATAGGACATTGACCACCAATAGTGGTAGGACAATTCTCAATCAACCAACCACCCGGACCTTGAAAGGCATGGGAATACAACTTTGCCCATGGTACTGTCTCTCCATCAGGAGTAGGAAGGAAACGAATTACAGCGTAACCGTTACCAGTAGAGTCAAGTTCGGGCTTCCATAGTCTCTCGTCGGCACCTTGTTTGGCACTGGACTTCTCAAGTTCCTTCTGAAGAAACTGGAGATTACTATTTCTCTTGCTCTTTAAATCTGCGAATGTCATTTTACTCTTTGCTTTGGTTTGTACGACTCAATGTCATGGTGACATTATAACACAGGCAGAAGGTCGAGTCAACCCCCTTCTGCCTCTAGTAATGCTTGCATATCATCTATCTTCTCGATCAAATCTTCAAACATAGATTCTATATTCTCATTAGGATCAGCACCAAACATTTGTACTGCTGCCCTCAAACTATCAAGCATACCCTTTGCTTCGGGATCATCAGATAATCTAAGACGTGCATGAAATATCTGTTGCTTCTCAAGTAATTTACGTAATTGAGTGAAGTATATTTTCTTTTTATCAGGAGATAGAGCAGGAAATGTTGCCATAGATCTCATACAAAACTCTTGCAGATCCATAATCTTCTGCAGATCCCCCCTAACCATTTCCGACTTAAAGAATTCTCCCATTTATCCCCCATCCATTTGACAACCAACCATAGCACCACTCGCTATACCAATTGGAATAGCCCACCAACGACCATCATCACGTGATAGTGCTGCACTTAAACCACCACCCAATAAACCACCAACCAATGTACCACCAGTACAATCATTAGTATCAATCTCTTCATGTATTGTAACAGATCTCTTATATGATGGAGGTGCGCCAACATATCCATGAGCACATTCTACTTCATAAGTATCCTTCCAAGACTTTACATATCCTGGTTGATCTTCTGTACCTGGTACATATTCTTCTCGGTATTCACTCTTCAAACATTTACGAGTAGCAGAATATCCTGCTTGAGAATCAATCTGCTCTGCTAATGCTGACGTTGGTACGAGAAATAATAATGATGCTAATAATATTTTCATGTTAAATTAAAATAAGTTTTGCTCTACTAGTCTTCTTCATGTAATTTAATTTCTGTGCATCATATTTAAGCTTCTCTTTCAATGGTTTTGAAATCAGTTTGGGTACGGATTCTACTTCAATTTCATTTGTTTCACAGTAGTGTACAATAGCATCAATATAGTTCATAGAATTATCAAATGCAATCTGTTCAACTTCCTGCGAAAATTTCGCAGCGGTCATAAATTTATCCTCCAATTTTTCTAGCATGTTTTTCTCTATATTCGGTAAGGTATTCTTGTAACCTGATAAGGTATTCTTTTTTGATAGGTTTGATTACTACCTGAACATCACCACTCTCACACGAAATAAGTGTTACCAATTGTTCAGCATTCAATCCATACAATTCCTTGAAACAACATGCATATGCTGTCTCTTGTACGTAGTAATCATACAATTGATATTCTGGCTTAGGTTTTGCTGACGTTTTAAAATCTACAACAGATAATTTTCCTTCATATTCTGCTATGCAATCTACTCTACCTGCAATTTGCAGGACATCAGAATAAAGTGCAGCTTCCTGTAGGTATATATTATTTATATTGTTTAAAAATTTAATTGAAGTATCAAACATCATCCAAGACAAGGGATGATCCTTACCTTTCTCCCTATCTAATTTGTTATTAAGATAGTCTTCTACTATACTATGATACTTTGTACCACGCTTAGTAGAACGAGTGGTAATTTGTGATGCTTTATCTTTACCAACTCTATTTCTCCACTTAGCAAGACCTGCTTGCTTCTTAGAATTATTACTAATCACAGTAGTAATAGATGGGTATCTACCACCTGTAGGTGTCTCATAATACCTCTTGCCCTCAACAGTTACTGTATTCAGATCAATAGGTTCAACATCACAAACATGAAGAAACATTTACTCAACCCCCATATTCATTTTAGCAATAATATATGACTTAATGATACTAGACCTAACGATATCTTCGATCCCAAACTCAACAAGAAAAAACTCATCCATGCTCTGAAGAATCCTCTGGAAATCAATGATACCAGTACGCTCACTAGTCCTCTGTAGATCAGATTGTGCTGCGTCACCACAGAATATAATCTTACTGTCCTGACCAACACGAGTCATGATAGTATCAAGTTCATGGAAGTGAAGGTTCTGACATTCATCGACAATAACAATAGCATTGTCAAGAGTTGTGCCACGTAAAAATGATGTGGACCAAAAAGAAATAGTCTCTTGATTCTTAAGGTTTTCATATAACATCTCAAAGCTAGGATCATCTGGCATCTCAAACATATATCTTACCATATTTTTGTATGGTATCTGATAGATGTCTGCCTTGTCCTCATGTGTACCAGGTAAGAATCCAATCTCCCTAGTAGCAACCAATGACCTGACAATATATACCTTATCATATGGTGTGTCCTCATTAAGAACATCACGTAAAGCAAGATACAATGCTATGAATGTTTTACCTGTACCAGCACAACCATAAGCAAAGAGATGCTTACCAGCATCATACTGATCAACCATTAACTTCTGGTTCTCTGTGATTGGTGTCACAGGAACAAACAATGAAGTATTGATAGGCTTCTTACGTTTCAATTGCTTAGGAGACATTCCATTAATATCTGGTGTAGTTGTCCTTCTTTTTCTAGGCATAGTTACCAATCAATAGTATTTCCAGGGATCTTTCTAGATGCTTCCTTCATATATGAATTCCACTCTGGATGAGTCTTACTCATCTGATTTTTCCAATTGATACCTTGTGTATCAACAGCACCACCAACTCCTGCCTGCCAGTCTTTCTGCCAATCAGGATTGTCTTTACACCATTGTTCGTATGCTTTCATTGTCATAGAGAGTTCTTGTTTCTCTCCAGTTTCTTTGTGTATAAGGGGATAAGTCGGCATTAATTCCACTCCAATGCTTGTGATACTATAGGAAATTGTTCAACAAATATTTGCTTACAATCATTAGCAATGTCCATGTGTTCTTTCTGAGTTCCATGTCCAGAACGTAAATCTATATAGTGAATCCACGAACGACATGAACCTGTCATATAGATACGAGTTGGTGTAGCAAGTGGCAGAACAAATCTAGCACACTCCTTAGCAACACCGTTCTTCAACATATCTTTATACAACCACATCGCATTCTCAAAATGCTTTCTGATTCCTATCTCATAATCATGTGTAAGTCTAGGATCCAAATCATCAGTAGAGTTCTGACGATTCTTTATATCCTGTCTACGTAACTCAGGAATAGGTATAATATCATCCAGCAAACTACTATCAGCATAACGCTGACTAAATTCCTGAAAGGTGAATGATCTATGCCGTAGAATCTGAGCAGCAAGTCCACGTGTAGTATTGATTTCTACTGTCATGTGTGCCTGCTCAAAGACAGACCAATGACCATGTTCAATACAATACTTAAGTAACCCTGCTACGTCAGGATTCTCCTGGTTCTTCGGGTTGCTCACCCTCGCTATATAACCCATAGTTTTCTCCGAGTTCGGAGAAATCGATATTAGTTTTACGTTCTGATTCAGGTCCAAATCCTTTCCTTTTAACAGCTTGTTTTTGTAATGAATGAGTAAGTAACTCATTGTAAAAAGCAGACATCAATCCATGAGTCTCTTCTTTGGAGAGGAGACCTGGATCACGAGCACTATCTCGCAATGCCTTTTTAATGGCACGAATCTTTTTCTTTCCCATATTATAACATCAATAAAGTCATTTGTCAATCAGTGTATCCATCATCATCATCGCCAACGCGATAAGGTATGTTACTTTCAAATAAGGTATCAATATCAAAAGATTTGTAAGCATCTACATCAGAATAAACTTCCGATTCCAGTGATTCGACAAGGAGCTTCAAATTTCTAATGATTAGTTTCAACCTTTCCTTCTTCAGAGCAGCAGTATCTTCCATCTGATTTCACCTTTTCCATATTTAGTATAGCATAAAAAAAGGACTTGTCAAGCAAGTCCTTTTGATACTAGGTAAGTTACGATACCAAGACCCAATTCAGACGTGATGAGAAATACCACGGTAATTAAGGTCGGCACTAGAATGTGAGGCAACCTTGTGATTAAGGGAGCTTTTATAGTGATTTCCACGATACACATGCTCAACAGACTCGCTGCTGGCTTGCTCTGGCTTGGAAGGTGTATAGGATACACCGCGATAGATAGTCATGATTTTACTCCTAAAGTAGTTGGATTTTTAGCCCCGTTCCTTTAGTCGTTTGCGTCCCAGCAACCTTCTTCTGTATAGTCCATAATGACTTCCATAACTTCTGACTTATAATCAGAAGTCATTTCTTCATTAGTATTGTCTCTCAAGTCCCCTATGAGTTCTTGAGAAGCACTACAGGTGAGGACAGATGCCAGAATTAGATTTAACATGGGATGAACGCTCCGTTCCGCGACTTACTTGCGACCCCTCAATGGGGTTGAACGACAGGTCTATTATAGACCATTACTCCTATTTAGTCAAGCAGTTGATACCATATGGTATCATACGATACCATTTTATAAAATCTTAGCTTTGTGCTGGTTGGTCTGGTTTCTTCGGTGGATCTGGTTTCTTCTGTACCTTCTCGTTAGGAGACTCTTTATTAGATTTCCACAATCTAGGATTCACAACTCCTTTCGATTGAGTTAAATTCTTAAACCCCTTCTTATATTTGTCGTAGTAATGATCAAAGATATCTACTGCTTTATTACCAACAGCAATATCATATAGTATCTTACCTTCTACCTCATACTCAACAACATAAGCAGTATAAGGTAAGTGTTTTGTATCTACTTTTTTTACGTCGCAATTTTCGTGCAAGACATTCATGCTCTATTACCCCAATCAATCTTCGGGAAAGCACCTTCTACACATGCACGTGTGATTCTATACTTCTTATTCAATGATTTATCTTTAACATGGATAAGAAGTTCTGCTTCCTCCTCTTGTAGTCCCTCCAACATCTGAATGAACAGGTTCTCACGTTGAGATTGCTTCAGTGAAGATGATCCACCCTTAAAGAAAAGATACAATTTACGATACTCTTTCTCTAAAAGTGTATGTTCTGTTCCAATAGGAGCATCATTCTTTTCGTAAGGAACATGACCTTCAGGTAACAATGATACAATACTCTCATCAAAATTAGCAATCAAAATTGCTCGCAAAGCATCACTATTGTTATCTTGAAGGATCTTAACTTTTGCTGCTTTTGTTTTTGCGTTGTGTACTTTTTGTAGTACTTCGGAAATCAATAGTTTCATAGTTCAGTAATAATTTTGTAAATATTTAGTCCTCATAACAATCTTCGGGGTCATCATCAATGAATTTAACTGTTAAAAGTTCGTCATCAATCACAACTCCATTATCATCATACATCTCTGGGTGTCTAGGTAAATTGTTTCTAGTATGCATGAAATGATATAAAAAATCATTTGACATCCATCCAATCACCACTCCTAATGCTAAGAACATCACCATCAATGCACCTGATATAAACATTAATTCATTTGAGGCCATTCTATCTCTCCGTTATATCTACATCTTCCCAAGTAAACTCCAATCTAAAACTGAAGACCTTTTTAAAGAAGAAGAAGGTTTGCTTTAATTTTAAACCTCTACCTTTATATGGCGAGTCTTTTACTGCTCTCCGAATCATTAACTCAACACCTTTATTTATGGAGTCTTTTGTAGATTCTTTACGTGGGATATCAGTCATTGATTACATGACTTACAGTTACTGACCTTAGTTTTTCTCATTTTAGAAGCGAACCCTCTATCCACAAGATACTTTGCAGTTGCCTGTAGACCAGGTATTGCTTGCCCATCAATTATAACATACGGAAAACCTTTAGCAAGAGGAAACTTATGTGTCATTACTTCTTTAGATATGTCTTGACCTACCACAAGATTAGTAAAATCTAATTCTGCTCGCTCAAATAACTCTTTGACCCTACTGCAATGTAAACAATCGGGTATACTATAAACTGTAATGTCCATCGCATCTTCATTCATCTTGGTCATTATAGCACAATGCATTTGTTTATGTCAAGGAATATTTAGAGTCATAAAAAAGGGACTTCAAGAGTCCCTTTTTATTATTCAGTTTTTAATGACTCATCATACTGCTTTTGTACATCCTTTACCAGTTTATCATCAACTAAAATAAATTTACCAGAAAATTCTTCAATCTTCATATTCTGATATTCAAGTGGCCATTCTACTATTCCACTTTCATATCTTTTCTTATAATTATCTATCAATGACTCACACTCTTCTTTTGAAAGAGCTTCATGTATTAATTCAGCATTAAATCTAATACTATCCATCATTCATCACCCTCCAGGAGCATAATTTTTATGTCACAGTTCTCACCATGAGAGACATTATAACCCCCTGGTCTCAGTTGGGGGAAGTAAAAGGGTGGAGTATTCCTGTTAGGGACCACTGAATAGGGGGAACAAGTCCTTGCCACCCGCATTATTTATTATAGCACATCTTCTGCAAATTAGGCATTTATATTTGTTACGATACCATCACATGTGACATAAATAACAATAGAATCGGAGCAATCATGAACGAAATCTCTTTGTTATGATTATAAAACTAGTGGAGGTTCAATGAAAAATCTAATGTCGCAGAATCAATTAGCAGACTGGCATCTGTCAAATGAAACAGATGTTCAGGACATGGACGAGAAAATCGACGACTACTATAACTGTTTAATTGAATGCGAACATGAACAAGCATCATGTAAACGAATATGTAAGGAGATTCTAGTTTAACAACTGAATACAAAGAAACCCCCTAAAGGGGGTTTTTTTAATGCTTTATAGTTTCCACAGTAGATTGGGATCTCCCATCATATCAGGTGGGGGATTCCTACCTGCTATGAATGTAAAGATAAAGAAACTCAAGAACCATAGTACATTAACAATCCAAAACTGTTGATATATAAACTTACGAACATTCATAGAAATACGAATAGCACGAGCATCATCATAAGATTGGGGATCTGAATCAGCAAACCTCCTTATTAACTGTTCTATGATAACAGCAATGATAGTTGCTATCATCAATGGAAAAAACATAAAGTCAAGAAAATTCATAAACATCAAAAAAGTTTTCATTTATCATCCTCCTCAGGATAAGCACCCTGTAACCATATCCCAACCCACACAAAGCCTATAAGCAGTACAACAAGTTCTACTACTGGTGTAGGTATCCTATATGTATGAGCAAAAAAGTTTACATGCTCCATTATATTCCCGGTATATTATTAGATATATATGGAAGTATATCATCCTTAACCCGTTCTACAATATCATCAATAATACCAACATCCAAATCCATGAATGGTGGAATGATACCAAGTATTCTCAATAACCCATCAAGGAATAATGCCAAAGCAATAAACCCTAAGATCATACTAATAATAGTAGCATCCCAGGTGTGCTTAGCCATAGAAGCCCTATCAATCTCTCTTGCTTCTTCAAGAAGATCTGCTAACTTCTGATCGATTTCATCCTTAGTGTATGTTCTTGTCATTAATTAATTGATAACTATCATCTTCTATCTCAACCATAATAGTATCTACAATTCTATCAAAACTCTTTGCCATCTGACGATACCCAAACCCAACATAAAGTTGACCAAAAACTACTGTAGCAGTAGCAGTACCCCAGAAAATATAATACCACTTCGCTTTAATTTGATGCATTGTTTTATCCATTGTATGATGTTTCCATGTTGGCCAAGGTGCCACTTGATTAATCATTAATCCTCACCAGTTTCTTTTAACTTTTTGATTCGTTTCTTTATTAATTTAGCATATAAAACATCTTCTGCCGTATAAAGATTTGGATGTTTTTTAGCAATCTTAATAATTTTCTTTGCCGCTTTCTTATCGTTCAATTTATTCTCTTAGTAATATACAAATGTGTATTGTATTTATCACTAAGATTTCTTCTGTTTCTGTATTTGTTTGTTACTCCAATATACAATTCCTATAATAGCAACGTACATAAGTGTGTCATCCAACATAACAAGAAAGAAGATAATAGAACCACCTATTCTTAACCACTCAGGAAGAACTGATGTAATTTTACCACCGATGCTACGAAAAACCTTCTCAAATTTAAAGTATAAGAGAATGAATGCAGTAACTACAAATTCACTATACGGTACAACAAAATACAACGAGAGAAATATAAAGAGTGGCCAATAATGTCTCTCTGGTATTTTTGCAACTAATTTCACATAGCGATCAATCAGATGTTTGAGTCGTTTTTTCATAATTCTATTTTTTCATAGTCCATCTTGGTAGATAAAATATCAACCAGGCAAGTGTCCAGAAGGTTGCTAATACCACTATATGTAGAACTCTATTAGAATAAATTAATAGTCCACAGGTTACAAGTAATATCCACAACCAATCTAAGGTGCCATGTATTCTCCACCACCATTTATCACCTAACTTCTTCATAACCTTATCTCTAAGTCTATCAAAGAAGGGTGATACATGTCGCATCATTACAAATCCCTCATTGAGGAACATTAATGTAAATCCTATCCAAAAAATCATAAAAAATTTTTTCTGAATCTGTTTATTATATCAGACAACCTAACTATTGTCAAG